TGGTCATCAACGTCAGCGAGGACACGCCGGAATGACTGAATCGACATCTGGAAATCATAGAGAGTGCGCGGACCATTGGTAAGCGGACTACCGCTATCGATAACCTGAGGGATGCGAAACTTCTCAAGCCCTCCACTCAAGCTGACAATAACATTCGATAGGTCAGTCGCTTGGTCGGGAGACACGGCAGCAAGGGAGGTAAGCTTGTTCAATCCTTTGAATCGTCGGATGGTGGTTGTCCTGAGGTTTCTAGCCATAGGGGTTATTGACGACCAAACAAGCTGCGTGTTAAAGTGGTGCTACCCTCCCCCTCTCCTTCTGGCTGTCCGTTCGCGTTATCTCATGAATGAGGCAACCGTCAGGTCCTTGTCGTGCCAAAGGGAAGTGAGACCTATCATTAGCTGCATCCGTTCCTGCTCAGCTAACCTGAACCAAGCCTCCGCCGAGGGAAATTCTTTGTTGGACAGGTCGAACAAACCGCAAGCCCGATACTTGAGGAAAGCCCAAGCACCGGGATGCTGGAACGGGATGGGAGCGTTGGTGAACCGAATCTTCCGGGGCTGCTTAATGTAAAAATAGCGAGTGTCAAGCTGCGCCCCGGTCATAGGGCGAATCTCGATAGTGTGCATGTTGAGAAAGTCGAACGCGTACGTGTTGAACGGAGAGGAAGTGGCGACAGAACGCGAGAATCGACGCATTAGAGTACTATTAAGGTCAGCCTGAGAGTAGACTTTACGAGTCGAATCGGGTAGAAGGACCTCAAGCAGCCGGATGGCCGAAATATCGTCACCGGTGGTGTTCTCTGTAGGGGGTAACGGGTCGTCCGGGTCCTGAGAAGCCCCCGCATCTGGCTCGGTCCAAGAGGAGCCGAAAGGAATAGGCTCATCGTTCTGCTTAGCCAATCGAGTTTGGGGAGAGACACCATTGCCAGCGTATGCATTCCAACCAATAGCGCCAGCGGCGAAAGCGGGGGAGGCAATTCTAAGCAGCGTAGCTGCGCCCGGAACTACTCCGAACACGATAGCGGGAAGCGTCTCCGAACCACTCTCAGTAACATAGGTGACGGTGAACCAAATGGTCCGGAGCGGGTCAACAGGGGAACCGGAAACGAAATTCATCAACGTTTGCGCATTAAATGTCGGGTCGGGTATGGAGACAACCGATACGCGTTCCGTACTAGGGGCGAAGGTTAGGTTAATTGGCCCCTTGAGGAGAGTTTGGAAAGCAAGAACGACAATGGAGGGCCAAATATTCTCAATGGCGTCATTGATAAACGCCATCCCATCCTTATCGGAGACAGGTTCCCGAACAGCGGACTCCATCTCCGATATCATGTCGCCTACTAAATGACCAACGGGCAACTAAACCTCCTAAGTCGTGGCTGGCGCTTTCGGCTTAGCCGGTTTCTTGGCTTTCTTGGCGTCCTCAAGCTGCTGGCGCAACGTCTCGTTCTCGGCCAACAACGCTTCATTGTCAGCCGCCAACTGCTTGTTTTCCTCAACGACTTGACCACCAGCGGTCTTGAGAGTCTTGCCCTCCAAACTCCAACCGATGGGGAACAAGTTGTACTCCTTACCAAGGTCGATGCGGCGGCGCAAGATGATTTCGGCAGCACGTCCCTCAGGGGGGAGAGCGGGGCGACCTTTCGCGATTCGCTCGTCCTTCTGGGCGGTGACGTACTCTGCGATGGTCTTGTCCTCAGCCGCTTTCAGAAGTTCCTCAGCCCGATTGACGGCGAAATCGAGGTCATACTCGGTCCCTCCCTTAACTTTCCGGACAGGAACCTCCACAATTCCGCCCCAACTGATGCGCTCAAGAATCTTGTCGGCGTGGAAATCATCTTCAACCTCGAAAGCTTCGCCGGGAGGCAATTCGTATCGGATTCCTTCAACGACCTCGACAATCGGGTCCGGGTTCAAGTGCAAAAGAACTTTCATTGTTCTCTCCTCTTTTTCCTTTGGTAAACGAATGGGTGGTGGCCGGGATTGATAGACTGGACTGGCTCAGGGAGTGGCGCGACCTTCGCCGCTTCTTCGTTCTCGGCAGAAGCTTTCTTCTTAATCTTGTCAAGCTCGTCTAGTTCCTTCTCCAACGGACCATGGGCGATAATTGTCTCACCAGTCTGGAGGGCATGTTCCACATCGATAAAGTTCTGAGCACGTTTCGCGCCAAGGGAGTCGATAGCGCCCATAACTTTCTCGGTGTGAGCCTTGTCATTGGCTTCACGGACTTTAGCGGCCTTCCCGCGTTTGTATCTCAAGTATTCCATGGGGGACGAGAACCGATGCATGTCGCCCTCGTGGAGAATCTGAAAAATTCGACCATCGAGGCTAAGGTAATCGCCGTTAGCAGCTTGCCACACCATGATGAGAGTCCAGCACCGTTCGAGGACGTTCCAGCGCTCAATAACCCAACGCTCGCGCTCAAAACAGGCACGAGCGCGGAGGAGAGGGTCAATCTCTTTGAGACGGTGGGTGAACCAAGCAGGAGCACGGTCGGCACCAGCAGATACCATGTTGACGCGCTCCCGAATATTGCGCTCAACTTCGCGAGCGACCTCAGGAGTCATGACGATAGCCATATTAGCAGCGATGTTCATCATGGTTCTGGCGTCTGCGTCAATTCCGGGATGAAGGTCGGCATCAAGGGCCATTGGCTTCCTCAAGAAGGGGAAGGGGTCGGGCCGATGCTGAAACTTGAACGGCAAGACCCCTTCCAATATACCCCCTATTACAGGGTCGGCGGCAGAGTTGCGAAGCTGCCCGGAATTGTCAGCGACTTCAACACGCCAGCAGCGGAGCGTTGAAGCGTACCGAATTGAATATACCAACGCAGTAAGCCCTGAACTGCGTCGGCAATACCGGACGCGCCGGAGACGCGAGTCCACGCGCCAGCTTCGTCCTCCGCCATAGAGAGAGGCAGAGCCTCAAACTTGGCGAAACGGTCGGAAGCCATAGCATAGATGCGGTCCGGACGCAGGTCCTTGTCCTCGATGATGGGCAAGCCACCGTATTCAAAAACATTGAAGCCGAGGTCAACGGCCTTTTTGCCGGGTGAAGTGGCAGCAGCGGTCGTCACGTCGAATCGAATCGTCGTGTTCGCGATGCCGACCAATTGATTGACTTGAGCAGAGGGGAAGAGGAACATGTTGACTTCTTCACCGCCGCGAGCCTTGACGTACTGACGCAACTCTTGAATGAGTTGACCAGTCAAAGCACCGGAGACGGTCTTGACAAATGAGGCCCATGCTCCCTCGCCCGCCGACGCCGGGTTCAAGCCCTGAATCGCGCCAGTGTCGGAGATAAGGGAGACGAGGCCCTCGCAGGTCATGGGGAAGTCGGCGGACGATGCCGGATATTCGCCAGCCAGCGCCACCGCTTCACCGGCAACTGCAGTACCGGCTGTGTGGGTGACGGCGGCGGTTGAATAGTTGATGGCGGTGATGATGGAGTTATTCACCGATAGGGCACCGCCACCCACCGCCATCGTGTCGATTGGCTGTCCCTTGCGCAGGTAGATAGCGCCGGGTAAACCGCCAGTGGCATCGGCAGAGAAAGTACCGGCACCGGGAGCAGGGGAGGCGAGGACGCGAGCCAATTCACCGCCGCGCTCACAACCGGCGACAATGACATTGACATGGGACACGATATCCTTCATGTCAAACTTGGCCTCAAGGGCCTTAGCTTGCATGAAGGCACGTGGCTCACCCTTGGTCAAGTTTTCGGCCTGACCAGTGATGAGAATCGGAACGTAAGCGTACTTGAGGACGACCGTGGAGTTTTTCAGCCCCTGATTCCCCGCCGAGCCAACACCGGTCACGCCTTCCTTGCGGAAGCCCATGTTCCAGTTGGGGGTCAAACGAGCGAGAATTTGGTATCCACGGATGCCGACTTGGTTAATCGGCTTCCCCATCTTGTTTCCGGCCTGAAACAAGTTGATAATGGCCGCGAGAGTGCTCACTTGGTCCTCAAGGGTGCCATACACAATCTTGGCGTCCGCGAGGTAAGTGGTAGTGTCAATTGCCAAGCTGTCCTCCCCGCCTAATGGCGTTTATTCCGCGTACCGCGAGCCAAGTTTCTCAGGGCTACTGATGATTTCGTCAAGAGAAAGCCTCTTGCCCCCACCACCAGCCCCCGGTTTCGGCTTCGTCGGCGTGCCGGTTTCCCGGCTGAAACGAGCGAGGTAATAGGAGTCGAGGACGTCCTTTGCTTCCTTGAAATACTTGGCGATGGAACTCGTTTTCCCGTCGCGGAGGCCCTTGAGAGCCTCCCGGTCCATCTTAACGAGAGCGGTGGTTACATCGTAAAGAAGATTGGACTCCGCCTCTGGCACCTGTACTTCGCCAAATACCTCCTTCGCGAGGCCGTCGAAAGTCTGATTGAACAGATCGTTCGCCTTGGTAGCGGTGCGCTCCTCGCGCTCTTTCTCGAAGGGGGTAAGCGCCTCTTTCAGCTTACCTTCAACGAGTTTCTCTACATCTTTTGTGTCGGCTGGCCCCTTAGGGGGGTTAGCGGCAAGTTCTTTTTGGAGGAACTGGATGGTCTTCACCGGTTCTTCGGCAAAAACTTCCAGAGCCTCCGCCTCATCGTAACCAAGCTGCTTGGCCATTTCCGCTACCGACTTCTGGATAGTGGAAGCGACCTGATGGCTACGCTGAGCCTCCTCAGGCTTGATACCGAGCGTTTCCCAAGGCTTGTACTGCTCTTTCAGACCATCGTAAGCTGTGCGAAGGTTCCTTATACCTTCGGATTCGGGTGCTGGCGGGGCACCCCCCTTACCACCATCTCCTGCTGGCGGGGCAGGTTGTGACGCCGGGGTAGCCGCTGGCGGGGCGGCGGGTACGGCCACTGCAGGGTCGGGCACGTTAACCTCCAAAATTGAATTCTATCACTTACTCGATTCGACTGTCAATGACCCCTATCAAGTCTCAGAAAGCTGTCCTCCGCGTAACTGTCGCGGTTCGCTCAACCAGCACCCAAATACCCTTCGTCGGGACGCTGAGGCTCGTGGAGCCACCGCTTGGAGTCTTGGTGGTCACAGAGAGTGTGCAGCGGGCGTCGCCAGTGGTCACACACTGCGACGGGTCGCCCATGAACGAGTCATGCACCACATTGTTGAGGCCGGTGACGGTGACGGTCTGCGCCGACCCTAGATTGTTGCCCGCAACCATGACAAGGGCGCTGTCTGCGTTGAGCCAGCAGGTCGCCCGCACGTTCGAGCCGGTCACTGGACAATCCACTCTCACGTTGCCGGGCACAAGCGCGAAATGATGCAGCAGGTAGGCCGCGTACCAGCTTTGCGTGCGGTAATATTTCCTCACGGCGGCGTTGGCCGCGTCCCAATGGGTCACTCCAGCGCGGGCGCTAGTGTCAGGGCAACCCACATCGGCGTTGTCACAGTTCTCCGCCGTGTTGGACGAGAGCGCCGCGCCGACCATGTTGCCGTCGTTCAAACCGTCCATCATTACCGTATAGACGTAGGGAAAACCGGCGACTGTCCACCGCGAATCCGCGTAGCCTTTGCCGCCTGTGGGCCAGTCGCACTCGGACATGAACGGTGCGGGAAGCGATGGGTAGGCCGTGTAGATAGTCGTCCAAGTTGCCGCTGTCGGCTCGCTGTAGCAGTGGACTGCCGTGCGCCCCATTGAGGAAACGCCGCCAGTGACACCAGCCATGTTGTCCAGCCGCGCTTTGGTGTTGGCGTCAGAATTAGCCTGTGTCGGCCCCATGAACAAGGGCAGCGGACAATTGGAATTTGGCTGGAGCGCGGCAACCTCTACGGCCAGTCCGCCGAACCACGAAGCATAGTTGGTGCTCGCGCCGAAGTATTGCGGGGAACCAGTAGTCACTGGCTCGTTAATCTCAAATGACGTGACGCAGTAGCCTTGGTCGAGGCGTACCTGTTCGGCCATCTCCTCGAACACTTCCCATGCTTCCTTTTCGCCAGCGTGGGCAAGGTCCGCCCCATCACGGATGAAGGTCGGATTGTTGGCATTGGTGAGTGTGGTTACGCCGGTGACACGCATGTGGGTTTCAGGCGTGAAGCCAAAGGCCGAAGCCTTGAGCCGCAGCACCTTGCCAATGGTCGCGTCATTCTGCACGCTGAAACTGTTGTTGCAGGGCGAGAACGAGTAGGTGGTCGTGTAGGCCGTGTTGAACGGGGTAGCTACGTGCGTCAGCGGGTCGCCGTCGTCGTTGGTCGTCTCAAGGGTAATCTTGTTGCGCGGCATCCCGATACGATGCGCGTTCACGTTCAGGTTATAGACAAAATCGTTGAGGATTGTGTCCTGCTCGGCGGTAGTGGGGCTGTAGGCTCCATCAGGATTGTCATAGCAGGGCCGCACGTTGATCTGCGTGGCCTTCCACGTCTGATGAGTCACCGTGCGATCTACGGCCACGGTCTGCGCCATGACGGGCGCGGCAAGCAAAACAAAGATGGGTAGTAGCCGTCGCATTACTGGAGCACCAGCCTCGCGCCCAAGAGTTTGATACTGTTGCCCGTCGTGCTCGCGCCACAAGTCAATGTGAGCACCAAGGTTTGCGCGGCGTTCGTCCCGATAGCTACCGGCTGCCCGGTACGGTTCATCGGGTTTAATCCGCCCGACACCACGTTATGCTCCGGCGCGGTCAGTGTGTTCACCGACGCGCCCGGAGCCGCTGTGCCCATCGTGGCAATCGCCATTTCGTATTGCCAGCCAGTCGCGCTGTTGCCCGGTGAACCCGCCGCGCTGGAATAGATGGTTGTGCCAGAGGCGTTAGTCAGGCGCTCTTTGAATATGAAAGTCGGCGCAGAGCTAGAAGTGGTTTGTTCCACCATCCAGTAGGCGACGAAGGCCCGGCCAGCCGTGAGGCTGTTCGCTGGAATGGTCAGCGTAGTAGCAAAAGCTGTCTCGGTAGTAGTGATGGTCGAGCAGGTCAGCGTGTCGCTGGAGCCGAGTGCGTAGCTGGCCACGCGGGAAATACAGCCGTTGTTGGTTTGGTCGCCATTCGAGCCGTTCAGGCAAAAGTTGATCGTATCGTACTGGATGCGGCCTTTACCCGCGGCCGGGTTCCCCGGTGTCGCCGTGGCGGGAACCTCCATGCTCGACGCGCTGCTAAAGTCTTGGTCGCCGGTCGTGTACGTGTTCGCAGCGTTATTCTTAACCAGTGCGCTCGCGTCGCTCAGGTTGGACGACGACGGTTGCGCCTTGCTGATGACGCCAGCAGCCGAAATCGCGGTCAGGAATTGGTTGGACGCGCCGATGTCGGCGACAACCGTTGTACCGATAGTGCCAGCAGCGTTCTTGTCGTGGAAGCGCAGGTCAGTGGAATCCGTGAACAGCTTGACTTTGCCAGCGGCGGGCGATGCTGGTGCTGCGATGTTGGTAGCAAGCAGGTGTCCAGCTTGGGTAACGCCATCGGGCAGATTGACGATGGTCACAGCATTCGAGCCGCTGGTCGTCGCGTCGCCAGAAAGTTCCGCCTGCACCAGCACGCCGGATGCGTTCTCACGCCATAGGCCGGTTACATTGGCTACAGGCCATGTCCAGTTGCGATTGATGCCGCCGAAAGAAGTAGGCGCGGAGAACGTGCCGAGAATCCCGCTGGCGTCGTAGAAAGTGTAGCTCGTTGCGTTGCCCGGCACTCCGGTCACGCTCAGGGCTTGCACGATGATACCCGCCGCGCCGCCAAGCACAATGGCATCGCTCGCGTTCAGGCTGATACCGACATTCGCGCTGCCAACGTTATTCCGCCAGTTGATTACTTCTGTCTTGCGAAGGCGAATCTGGCCAGCCGTGGCACAACCGGTCACGCCGGTGTAACAGGGCGTGAAATATACTGATGTCGTCCCGCCAGCAGCGTCCACAGCCCATAGAAGCGAGGATGCGCTATCCATATAAAAGAGCGGGTCGGAACTCTGCCCGACTTTACCTTGAACACTTAAACGGTTATTGGCGCTGTCCCATTTCACGTTCGGCAAGCTAGAACAGGCACCGGCACCGTCGTCAGTCAAAAATTCCCCCGCCGAACCTGCCGGGACGCAACCCGAACCTCCCCCGCCAGCGTTTTGCAGCTTTTCCCATGCAAAAGTGCTAGCGCCGGTCTTGGAGCACCCATAATAGGTCGCGTTGGTAGCCGCTGTGTCAGTCCGGGCGTAAACCCTGCCAACGTGGTTAGAGGCAGAACAGGTCAAGGAAGACGGTACACCTGTGCCACGTGTGAGCCTGTCGGCGGTAAATCCGGTAGCTCTCCATTGACCGAAAGCTGGAGCAGACACACACAACAGGAAAGTAAGTGCGAATAGAATCTTCCTCATGCTATCCCCTCCGCTTCGGATTGAAGATGACCGTCAACGCACAGTTCGTAACGCCACCGCCAGTCTTCTTGACCCGAAGGAATTTGTACATAAAGTTAGACAACAGCCCCAATTCCGTTGTAGCAATCGTGCTGGAGTCAACGGTGACATATTCTGCATCAACATCGCGCATGGCTGCTTGGATTTCGACGTTCGGAGAAACGGGGGCGGAAGCACCGCTCCAAATAACTTGCCACCCCACATCCATCACGTTTTGGTTCGGGGCATAGGCTTGACTCTTGATGCCATCGGCCACAGTTTCGGCATCGAAGGGGGTTGCCGACTCGCCCTCAACCAAAGAGAGAGCCGGGCGCAAACCATATACTGGCATAATACCTCCTTAAGCTGACGGAGCAGAAGGCGCGGCCTTCATGCCCGGAACCGCGAATCTCTTGTCATCCTTGCCGCCCTCGGACGGCGGTTTTTCTTTCCCTGCACTAACGCGCGCGCGCGGTCCTTTTTCCCCCGCGCTCGCCGCCGCAGCCGCTGCCAATTCATCGAGCTTCGCTCGCGTCTCCAGAGTGTGCAAGATTAGGAGTTTGCGCGACTCCTCTGGCCAACGGTCAAAATCGAGGGCCTTGATTTGGTCGCTATGAATCTGATAATGGACTTCCATGTCCTCAATACCGGGCATGAAAGCTGGCTGGCCACCAGTTTTTATGACCTGATTCTCCATCCGGGCGCGGGTGGCGTCGGCATTGAAGGAGTTGAACATGCCAGTTTCGCCAAAAAGCTCGTAAGCACGCTGCTTAACGTTGTTATCCATGACGTCAAGAGCGCCCCGGTCGTATAGGTCCAGCATTTCGCTTTTGCGCTCCTCGCGAGTACGGGGAGTGCCGTGCATCGTGGCCATGAACTCAACTGTTTTATCGAGGTCGGCCTTTTTGAACATCTCGATTTCAGAAAGGCGGTCCTGCCCAACGACGGAAACAAACTGTTGAATGTTCCAATATTTTTGGTAGAACTTGACCAGCTTCCTCACCGTCTCCTTCCACCCGTTGTTCCAATTCGCGGTGGGCTTGGAGAAGATAAGTTCGGCCTGGGAACGCAGTTGTTGGATAGCGGAAGCGGCAGTGACGGAACCTTCCTGCTGGCCGCGCCAAACAGCGACAGCGCCGGAAATGTTCTCGAACTCGTCCTTCAAAGCTTGGCGCTGGCGATAAATGCCATCATCAAGGGAACCGTGGCGCATCCGGTGAGGTTCCTTCGAGCCGGGACCGAGGGAGCGCCATTTGATGATTTTATCGGCCCGACCCGTAATTTGGGAGACGATAGTATTCTCGTCAATAACGGGAGGCTCGACAGCGGATGTCATTCCGTGGAGCTTGATAAGGGACTCGTACGATTGCAGTTCGCGCTGGATAGGAACAAGGTCGAATGAGATGGATCGACCAAAGAAAAGAGTAGGGATTTGGAGGTAGTCGAGCTTGGTAAACGGGTGTTCAGGGCATTCCCAAGGTTCGTAATAGGCCAACCGCTCATTAATGTAAATGGCGTAAACGCCCTCTGGGAACTCCTTCATCTTGCCCGGAGCAGCGAACAGCCGAATCACCATACAGGAGTCCTCGACCTGCAGGGCGTGACTGGCGTAACCTGCGTAATAATAATTGAGGGCATTCTGATAATTAGTGGAGTATCCATCAAGGAAGATGGAGTCGGCCTTAGGCTCGAAAGACAAGAGGCTACCGAACTCTGCGTTGATTTCGTCCAACGACATGCGCTCAGCCCAAAAGAAATAGGGAGTGCTAGCCATGGACTTGGCACCGGGGCGAGACAAGGCATAAAGGGGGTTCCCAATCTTACAACCGATATCGTATCGGTAGATTGGCTCAACCATTGGTTCGCCTGTCTCCGGGTCAGGTTTCGGTGTCCGTTTAACTGATGGTTTCGACTGAACCTCCGGGCTACCGCAGCTAGGGCATGAGGATGTACCAACAGGGAGGTTAGGATAGAACTTGTCGCAAGTAGGGCATTGAATGTCAACGGACGGGGCCTCGTCCATAACCGGCTGGTTGCCGATTTGGACCCGCGTTTTGGTGACCTCGGTGAAGACACAACCGGCAAGGATAAAGCACTTCTCCGCCAGTCCCGCTTTATCTTCATCTGATTTATAATCGGCCTTGAGCGCACAATCCTTGGTGGCGTATTTGGCGAGGATGGTGGCAATGTTAGCCACTGTTTGGGCCGCAGGGTCACCGAGCTTGCCGTGGGAGGGGATAGCTTCTACCTCAGGGACAACAAAATTGGAGGAGATGCCATCAACTGCAGGTGAGAACCGATTGATGCGAGGAGTAGGGACCCATTCATCCTCCGGCGTATCGAGGCGATAAACCTTTGTGGACTCGTCAAGGGTGATCCAAGTTTCCCCTGCGTAGAATAGGATAGCTTCCCAAACCTTAAGGTGATAATTGATGAAAGCAGACTTGAGTCGGCCCCACTTGTCGGTGATGAAAGTTTGAACCTTATCGGCCAGTTCATCCTTTTTTGGAGCAGCATCCTCACCGCGCCCAAACATTTTGCCGACCGCTGACATCAGAGCACTCATGCCGACTCACCCGGCTTAACCACCACATCTCTCTTACCGTCGAACCAGCCGGGGGATTTCTCCAAGACTCTCGGTTTCAGGTCAACATAAATGCCCTTATCGCGGCCCACGGCGGCTGTCAGGGCATCGATACGGGCCATGAGTTCGGAGCGCTCAGCCGCGAAATCTTTTTCTCTAGACTGAATAGACCCAATGAATAGGAGGACGATGCCGAAGGTGAGGAGACAGAAGCAGACTATGATAGCGATAATCACTTGAGCCTCAGAGAATATAGAGAAGCTGGCTTACCATCCGGGATAGCTCCAAGCCCCTCAACATATTTCTTCATCCGCTCGTTCCCATCATCTACAACAAAGGCAACTTCCCGTTCCTTGATACCGTTGCCGAATCCGAGGGCAAAGCAGACAAGCTTATCAACCGCCAACCGCGCCGGGGCACTCCCGGTGACTGTGAATCCATGGACAATGATGGCGCAAGTACTAAACATAACAGCTATCGATTTATGGTCGCCGTTCATCTCAGCGAACATGTAAGTGGCAGTTCGCAGTTGGGGGACAAGCTCGCTCAGATTATAAGACAGGAGGATAACCTCGGCTTCCCTTCGGTCGTCTGGGCGAATTAACTCAAACACCTTAGGGGTCATTAACACTCCATACAATGGCGCAAACTTTTCTTCATCTTCCTTTTAGCATGAACGTAAACGCCGCCCTTACGCAGCCGACCGGCCTTGTTCATGTTGATAGCCATGGCAACGGCTTGCGCTTGAGGTTTCCCCTCATGACGCAGGACTCGGATTTTCTGGCTAACCAGATCGCTCATCGGCTAACCTACTGGAACAACGGGCCACCGAAACGGCGAGCAGGGCGGGGTCCTTGACGCATCCCCATCCTCGACCGCAAACTTGGTCGCATCGCTCCTTGCTCTAAATCAACGGCAGGAGAAGCCTGTCCTCGCTTTGTTCGAATCTTCGCTGTTCTGTCGCGGAATATGTGACCTAACACCCCGGCCATTGGCTATCCTCCATAGAGAAGGGAAATGAATAGACAGGAAAGAATCGTCGTGGAATTTTGCACGCGCTTTCCGGTAAGCCAGCGCGATTTCCCCGGTGATAAGTGAGCGACCTTCGAGCACCCTCGCGGCCTCGTTGTCGAGTCGAATTATAACCCCATCAGCTTGGACTGTCAATAGACCTCCTCAGAACCAAGAGCCTTCGCCCTCGCGTTTCTTGATTGACTTGTCGAATCTAGCGCCCCAACGCTCGTGTGCCTTTAGAGCGAATCGGGACTGAGGGGTCATGGAGGATAGGTCAACTGGCGCAAATTCTGGTCGCTTTGGCCTCGACATAAAGATATAGCGAACACAGTCGAGGGCGTGGTCGCCGCCGGTGTAATCGAGGCGACCCGATTCGGTGACATTGACCTTCAACTCCATCATCTCACGGACGAGGTTGGAGCAATTGTCCTCTACTATAAAAAGGGAGGGGGAACCGTAAGCCTGAGCAAACGGGTGAATATGATTCGGATTAACGTGAAGGTGCTCCGCTATTACGTTAATTCCAATCTCGATTGAGGCTCGCCAACCGGCAACCGTGGAGATACCGTTGCGCCGGTACTCGTCTTGAATCGAGAACAATTCGTGAACACCCTGTTGGGTTTTGGCGGTGGTGGACGGGTCGATGAGAATATATTCGAACCGGTTACCGGTTATCTTCTCAAATTGAGCAACAACGGCTTTAATGTCATTAGCGTGTTGCGACACAAGGCGATTCCGCTGATAATATTCAGCTAGTACGAATCGATTGTCGTTCTCATCGATTCCGACAACGGTGAATGCGGTCACGCCAGTTGTACCGTGGTCGATGGCCCCGTACAATTTGAGAGTTTTGATAAACGCCTCAGGCAACGGCTTAATACAGTGAGCCTTGCGGTCGAACTCCTTGAAGACTTGGCCCTCGCTCACTTCCCATGAGCCGTTCAAGTACTTCTCTACCCAGAGAGGGGGATAATCAGCGCGCAGTTCATCCTCCCATCCGGGGGGTAGGTAGGGATTATCCTTGGGGAGAGAGCGAACAAAGCAGAAATTCCCGTCGCGCTGAACGGGGTCCTCGGCAGAGGCTCGGTCGATGAGGTGACGGAAGCGACGATAGACCCAACCCGGCTCCGGGTTCGACCCCATCAACATCATGTAAGGAGGGCGACTTCCGTCCGGTAAGACCCAACAGAGTTGAGCGCGGAGCATGAGGTAAGTTGCCTCGTCAATCTCGGAAGGCTCATCGATGGCAATCTCGCCGTACTCCTTACCCTTGGCTGATTCAAGGTTATTGAGGTCGCCCAGCCCACCATAGTGAATAGTGGAAGGGACGCCTTCGAGGCGGCTCCGCAAGGTCAAGATGCGAAATGTTTGGTGGTGGTTTAATATGAGAGCGGGAGGACACATCTGGAAGAAAGTTACGAGTGTTGACTCGCGGAGGTCGGGTAAGTCCTGACGGAATAAGCCGAGGCGATTGCCGGGGAAATTGACAGACAGTAAGATAAGCTTCTGACACAGGGAGACAGATTTGCCACCACGTTTCGCTCCACCGAATAACTGCTCGCGCTCAGCGGCGTTAATGAACTCCCTCTGTGTGAACGAGGGATTTTTGCCGATAGAGAAATTGCCCTGCGGGGTCTTAACTGTCAGGCTCAACTTGCCTCACTCCGGGTAGCTGCTTCGCCCATTCTGGCGGGTTCCCTTGCCAGATAATGTTGACGATGTTGCCCATCGTCCGGTTGTTCTCCTCAGACGGTTCACCCTTACAGATTCGCTCAAGTTTCGTCGCAACCTCGACCCAACGGGTCAGGTCTTGGACCGTAATTTTGGCCGGGTCGAGAGTCGCCAGCTTCGTCGCCACGAGGTCGAGCATTGTTTGGGCAATAAGACTATGGCGCTCAATCATCTCCTTACGTTCTTTATCGATAACGGTGAGTCGCTTGCGCTCTTGATCGGCATCCCACTCAGCTACCCGCTCGTCCCAACGGAAGTCGTATGCCCATCTCCCCAATATTCCTGTATTCTTTTTCCCTTTATCTCCTCTAAGTAGGCGTAAGGCAGCTACCTTAGACCGACTTGGCCCAAGGTCGCGGTAAATGGCGAACGCTTGGTACGCCTTCGCGGATTCACCCTTCTGTCGCTCCCAAGGATAAACATCGGCGGGGACAGAATCGCGATACCCTTGGTCATCAGCGGGTCGCTTGCCAAGGCTCGACCCGATTGGCTGATAGTTTGGTGAACCACGAACAGGCGAACAGACAGCCGGAGAGGAGAGGGGGGGTGACCCCATCGTATCATGCGATTCACTCATTGGTCAATAATCCTATCTCCGCCGCGAACAAGTCGAGCGAAACATCGAGATATTTGCAAATTGTGAGCGCGGCCCGGAAGCTTGGGACGCGCTTTGAGCTTTCCCCCGGCATTTTGAAGAGGCGTGACATATAGCCGATGGAGTAACCGGTAGCCCTTGCCAGTTGCCCCAAGCTAATGTTCGGGTTGAGGCGTCTCAGGTTCTCCGGTGTAGGGTAATACGGCGGGTCCTTTTCCTTTGGGGGAAGTAAGGCTCTGCGCCTCCTCTGCCGCTCCCTCGCGTCCGCTCGGAGTTCGTCTAACGTTTTCCTCACACCTCAATTCTACGCGCATACTTGACAAGGAGTCAATAACCCTCCCTCCTCGCTTCGGGTCCTCCTGCTCGTTCGGGTCCTCTGACGGCGGGAAAATTTAATCCCAGAAAAGGGAGCAAGCGAGAGGAGACGGGTCCTCCGCCCTTGCCCTTGTTCAATTTTTTGGACATCTCGGACGGCGGAGGGTAGGTCGAGGCGCGGAGGGGAGAGCCGAGAGCAGGTGTCCTAGTAGTAGCACTACTACTAGCGTCGCTAGTCGTAACGTGACGACCTGAGCCGCAGCCAACCTTCAGAAGGAAGGGGGTGCGGGGGGAACCAGACCTTAGCGCGGGGCTAAGGTGAAGCGAGCGACCTTAACTGAGGGGAAAGGCGAAAGCGAGGCGAAGGCTGTCTAGTAGTTGCGCTACTAGCAACGGTAGTAGCGCAACGACCTACCCACTTTTCTTGGAGCTAAGCTGTTCGTACTGGTACTAAACGAAAAGCTGTGTTCAACCAACCGAACTGAGGCATTGACACAAGACCACCGAGTGTGATACACTGAACGTGTTGGTGAGATGACCAGCTTGAGCCAAGGTCGCCTCACCCGAACCGGAGGAGACGAGATGAGCGACACGAAGAGCAAGGCGACGGGGTTCCCCCCCGTCGAAGGGACGAAGGACAACAAGGAGACGAGGGAGCAGCGCAAGGCGAGGCTGCGCGAGGCGGCAGAGGCGAAGCACGCGGCCAAGGAGCAGGAGCAGGCGAAGGTCGCCGCGAAGCCGAAGCCCGAACCGAAGGTTCCGGAGACACCGGAACAGCGCGATGCCCGAATCGCGGCCAAAAAGACGAACCCGTGCGTTTGCGGGTGCGGCCAGTTGGTCGAGCGGTTCTTCGCGCAAGGTCACGACGCGAGGGTGCACGGCTGGCTCCTGAAGGTCGCCAAGGGAGCGCTCAAGCTGGCCGAACTCAACGAGAGCGTGCGCAAGGCGCTCGACGCGGGAATCGTGGTCGTCCCCGACGTGGGCGACGGCAAGTCGAAGACGAACGGCAAGGTGCTGAACGTCCGCGACTGAACAGCCGAACGGCAAGAGGCGAAGGGCAGGGAACGCCTTGCCCTTCTCCGGTTGCCGCAAAGCGACCGAAACGGAGGAAACAATGAGAAAATATGTGAACGAATTAGCAGAAGCGGTAATGAACTGCGTCCGCGATGGGCAAGGCGGGTTGGAGACAGCCGACCAAATCGAGCGTGACTTGGCGAATGCACAGAGCCTAATAAACACAGCGTTGATGGGAACGAGCTATCGCGTCGAATTGCGGCTCAAAATTCAGCACTGAACAAAGCTCGACCATTGACAGAGAGGCTCGTACTGTGGTAGTCTGTGTGTGGACAGCCTCGATGGTGAGGTTGGAAACGGAGGAAACGGTCATGATGGGCGCAAGCTACACAGCCGGATAAGGAGCGCGGAGTGAGGCGAGGGCAACCTCGCCGCAACGCGGCGGCACGGTCACAAGCCCGTGCAAACCAACGACGCGTAATGGAGGAACGATGAACCCGACCGTCACCATCAAGGGAAACCGCATCACCATCGAGGTGGACTTGCAGGAACCGACGCCGAGCAAGTCCGGAAAGACGCTCGTTATCGCCAGCACGCGGGGCAACGTGCAAACCAAAACCGTCCACAACGGCAAGCCGGTTTACATCGGCGTGAACGCCTACGTCAAGCCCTAAACGTAGGCAAACCGATGGCAACGGGCAATGGAGCGCCCTGAGTTGAGGCGCAAGCCCGTTGTAAGGCCAAGTCGGGTCCAAAGTCCCGACGCCTAAGGAGGAAACGATGCTCAAATTCAGAATCGTCAGGCTCAATGACAACCTGTACCTACAAGCGGAAATCGCTGACGATGACGGATGGCGCAATCTCCGCACGTTCGATAACCTCGATGATGCGATTCACATCGAGAACGCACTCAACGCCATCGGCGTCTTAGCGGATTCGTTCGACTGAGGCGCACCATGACCGACAACGAACGAGCGCGGCGAGAGTTCCAGTACTATCTTCTGTTTCGCGACGTGGAAGGTAGGTCGTTGAATGAAGCTCGCTTATTGACAGATGCGGAATCGCGTGCTACAATGGGGTATGGTCAAGCCCCGCGAGTGCCGCGTTTGTGGGCGCAAGTTCGTTCCGAGTCCGACCAAGAAGGGCCGAATCGATGAATGCGACAACTGCGCGGTGGAGACAGTTCAGAGGGTGGCCGGAGTGACAGTGTGGGAGGGGAAGCACACACCGGTGACGATTCTCTGCTCACAGCGAGAGGCGCGAGAGTACAACAAGGCGACACGAAGACCCGGACCTGCGCCGTCGTTACACTTCACTGCACGTGAAGATTCGGACAATCCGGGTCTAAAGACAGATTCGGGCGCTGAGGCTGGCGCGACTTACCGTTCGAAGTTGGGTGAGGCGCGAAGCGTCAAGCGCTAAATGGGGTTGTAGAAAGGCCGGTCAACCCGGCAAACGGAGGAACTATGACGGAAACAACAGCGGCTCCGGCTGCGGAAGCACCGGCCAAGCCGCTTACGGCTGCACAACGCGCCAAGGCGAATGCCGAAGCGCGACGGAAGGCGAAGGAAGCTGCTACGGCGGCTCCGACCCCACCTTCCGCCCCGAATGCGACAGCGGCGGAGACGAAAGCCCCCCGCACCGCGAAACCGAAACCCGAACCCCACCCCTGCGCCTGTGGCTGTGGTGAGCTTTGCAACCGCACGTTCCGAACGGGCCACGACTCCCGGTACTACTCGATGTTGAAGAAAGTGGTGGCCGGGAAGCTGACGTTCGAGGAACTGCCCCTCTCCATCCGACAGGACCTCAAGAACGTTGATGGCGTCAAGGCCCGAATCGCGGTATCCGGCCACTAGCCGTTTCCTCCGGCTGATTGCGACTGATTGGAGGCGCAAGCCTCCTGCGAGGTTGCGAAAAGCACGATTCTGCTAGTGAACGGTAGGGGTCCGGAAGCGGAGAGCAACCGGACCCCGACTTATTTAGATGATTCCTACCCCCGACCAATTCGGCTTGCCACCCAAGTTCGATAGCTGGCGCACAGGCCAAGGTGAGGCGCTCCTCAAGCTCATAGACAGCCCTAAACGATTCGTCATGTTAGGAATGCCGACAGGTAGCGGCAAGTCGGCTGTTTATATCGCCGCATCTCTGATGAAGGGGAAACGTGCCGCTGTCTTGACCTCAACCAAGGGGCTACAATCACAAGTTTTGACGGACTTCGAGCCGTGCGGTCTGGTCGATATCCGGGGAATGGGCAACTATCCGTGTCGTCTGTTGAAAGAGGGAGGAGGGCCAGATGGTTGGAAAAGTTCAGGGTCGTGTGAGGATGCGCCGTGTCACGCGGGGCACGCGTGCTCGTACCGGGACAAAGGGTGCGACTACTACGATGCCTATCGAAGTGCTTGCAGGGCGCGATTGGTCGTTACGAACTACTCTTACTGGCTTCACATTTACAAGTACGGGGAAGGACTCGGCTATTTTGATACGGTCGTGCTTGACGAAGCTCACAACGCTCCTGACGAACTATCGAAATTCTTGTCAATTGAGATTGAAAGGCACGAAATCGAGGGTGAACATCCTATCGTCGAAGGAGTTTGGCCAAGCCCTGCGCCGACAGGTGTTTCTGCTTGGAAACTGTGGGCCTCCCCCCTCGCTGACCAAGCTGAAGAACTACTCGAAACAATTAGAGCGGAGTTGTCTATCAATCCGTTAGCAGCTATCAAGCGGGGCATGAGTCCGTGGAAGCTGCGTGGCTTGTCCTCGCTTGCCCGGAGATTGAGAGATTTGGCCTCTATCGCTGGCGAGTGGGTCGTGGAGACGGGGAAGAAAGGCGGCAAGGTAAAGTTCGACCCGATTTGGGCCGCACCTTATGCCGATATGTTGTTTCGAGGCTCGACCAAGGTAGTGCTGGCGTCAGCCACGATTCGGCCAAAAACGGGCCAGTTAATAGGAATCAACCCGCAGGACCTCGACTTCATGGAGTGCCCAAGCACGTTCCCCAAAGAGAACCGGCCCTTCATATGGGTTCCGACTGTCCGCCTAAGCTCAAACTCGACAGATGGCGACTTGCGTCTGTGGCTTGACCGCATTGATGAAATAGTGGGTCAACGGCTTGACCGCAAGGGCATCATTCACACGGTTAGCTATGCGAGACGTGACCTTATCCTTGAGCACTCGATTCATGCTGCTCACATGATTTCCCATGCTACAGAGTCCGCCGAATTCACCGTCAGTAAGTTTAAGACTGGTCGGTATAGGGTATTGGTGTCGCCTTCGATGGCGACGGGGTGGGACTTCCCCGGCGACGAGTGCCGATATCAGATAATCGCGAAGGTACCATTCCCGGACCTTCGGACTCCCATCACCAGAGCGCGAATGAAGAAGGACAGCGAGTACCTCGACTACTTGACCGCTCAGCAAATTGTCCAAACCTATGGGCGCGGAGTCCGTTCTCCGGACGACTGGTGCGAGTGTATCGTAGTGGACGACAACTGCGACTGGTTTATCAGGAAAGCTAGAAAGTTTTTGCCACGATGGTTCAAGGAGGCAATCAGACCACCAGTGAGGATTTTCGATCTTGCTCCACTTAACCCGAATGGAACGGAGCGCCGCGCTTGACAGGCGAATAGTGGGTGTGTTACGATATGGGGGTATCGAGCGGTGGGACTCCTACCCCCTCTCGAACGGCCTTCGAGCGCCAGAGGAGGGCGCAATTCAATGGTAAAGTCTGTAAGCGGTGCGTCTCTCAAACCGTCCGATATGGTTCAGGGTGGTTTGCCGG